TTTATCCTACTATCTCTTCTGGTCAACGAACAAAAGTCATAGTTGTATCCACACCACACGGTATGAATCATTTCTACCGAATGTGGCATGACGCTGAAAGAGAGAAGAATGAATATGTGCCAACTGAGGCTCACTGGTCTGAAGTGCCAGGCAGAGATTCATATTGGAAAGAACAAACAATTGCCAACACATCAGAGCAACAGTTTCGTGTTGAGTTTGAGTGTGAGTTTCTAGGGTCTGTTGATACTCTGATTAGCTCTGCAAAATTTAAATCATTAGTATATGATGAACCAATTAAGAGTAATCGTGGATTAGATATCTATTTTGAACCAATTAAGAATCATGATTATGTGATTACAGTTGACGTGGCTCGTGGTGTAGGTATTGATTACTCTGCTTTTGTAATTACAGATATCACATCATTCCCACATAAGGTGATTGGTAAGTATAAAAATAATGAAATAAAACCAATGTTGTTTCCCAGTATCATAGTAGATATTGCGAAGGCATACAACAATGCTTTTATTTTATGTGAGGTAAATGATATTGGAGACCAAGTTGCAAGTATCATTCAATATGACTTAGAGTATGATAATCTTTTACTATGTTCAATGAGAGGTCGTGCTGGTCAGATTGTAGGTCAAGGATTCTCAGGTAAGAAAACTCAACTTGGTGTGAAGATGTCCAAAACGGTAAAGAAGGTAGGGTGTTCTAACTTAAAAACTTTAATAGAAGATGAGAAGATAATATTCAATGACTATGATATTATATCCGAACTTACTACATTCATACAAAAACATATCTCATTTGAAGCAGAAGAGGGATGTAATGATGATCTAGCTATGTGTCTTGTCATATATGCATGGTTAGTTCAACAAGAATATTTTAAAGAACTTACAGACCAAGATGTAAGAAAAAGAATATATGAAGATCAAAGAGACCAGATAGAACAAGACATGTCACCATTTGGATTTATTGTTGATGGAAGAGATGATGAGAGTTTTGTTGACGGAGAAGGAGATCGTTGGTATGCTGATGAATATGGTGATCGTTCTTACATGTGGGATTACAGATGATTAGACTTTTAAAATTATTAGGAAATATTGTAGATCCAAGTTGGTGGACAGATCTTATTGGTGAAAAGTCAGGAGCATATGAACGTGCAAGAAAACCAAATAAGTTTAAAGAATGGAAATTAAAACAACCTCTATGGAAACAATTTTTCATAGAAGTTTTAATGTTTACATTAATCGCACTAGCGTTTGAACCAGTATTGAATATGTTAGGTATGTCAATGTTACCTTGGAGATGGTTTTGATGGAACTTGAAGATCAGTTTGGACTAGAACATTTACTCTTTGAACAGAGAAAATGTAAGATATGTGGTGAGATGAAGGAACTGATTAATGACTTTTACAAGACAAGAAAGGATAGAGGAAATGTGCCGTCGGCTTACGCATATGAGTGTAAAAGATGTTCAATTAAAAGAGTTTCTGAAGGAAGAAGAAAAAAAGAAAAAGTAGATATTTACCCTGATTGGTAGGGTTCACGTCATGTTTCCCCATTTAGAGAGGTAGCATTTCATAAATAAATTTAGTAAAACAACGTGGAACTTCGGAGAAAAACATGGCTGGCATAGGTTTAGTATCTCCAGGCGTTAAGGTTAGGGAAGTTGACCTTACGGTTGGTAGAATTGACTCCATAAGTGATCAGACAGGTGCAATAGTAGGCCCTTTTGAAAGAGGCCCTGTACTAGAACCTTTGCTTATTGAGAATGAGCAAGATATGATCGATCTTTTTGGAAAACCAAAAACAAACGATAGACAATACGAATATTGGTACACTGCATCAAACTATCTACAGTATGGTGGCATATTAATAGTAGTTAGAGCAGATGGTGCAAATTTAAATAACGCAAACGTAGGTGGTATGCCTACAACACATCCAACAGGTATTGGATCAACTTCAAGTCTTAAGATCAAATCTTTCCAAGATTATCAAAACAACTATGAAGATGCTGTTACATACAGATTAGCTGCAAGAAACCCAGGCAGTTATGCAAACGGAATGAAGGTTGCATACATTGACGGTGCTGCAGATCAACAACTTCATGTTACACCTCATGTGGTGGCAAACATAAGTGTTGGTATGGGTGTTACACAACCTATCAGTGGAACAATCGTTGGCCCAGGCACAACATCAACTGCAGATGGATATATTCAAGGTATCATCACTGGTGTTGGATCTAGTACAATTGACGTTAAGGTTGTAAATCGTGTTTCAGCTGCTGGAACAATCTTCCCAGTAACTATACAGAAAATGGAATCTTTGCATTTACAACAGGAACAAAGACAAGTAATACATTACCTGGCCCTGGCCTTTTAATATCAGGTCTTACTGGTTCAACTATCGCAGACCCTGATGCTGGTATTTCAACTTGTGCAACAGTTTTCCAAGCAGATGACTGGTATGATAATCAGTTTATTCAGTTGAAGAATGGTGCATTACAGTGGAAAGAGATTGCTGAAAAACCAGGCACAAGTGGATTTGCTGCTGCAAGACAAAGTACAAATGATGAACTTCATGTTGTAGTTGTTGATGATACTGGAAAGATTTCTGGAGCAACAGGTGCAATTCTTGAGAAGTTTACATTCTTATCAAAGGCAGATGATGCAAAGAACTCCTTTGGTGATGCAATCTATTACAAAGATTTTGTTTCAAAGAACTCTGATAACATCTTTATTGGAATCGCAACTGGAAACGGAACAATCGCATCTGGTATTGTAACTGCATTTACTCCAGTATCAACAGCTCAAAACACTTGGAGTCAGGACGCACAAGACGTAGACTTTAACTTTGGTGGTAATATACTTTACGAACTACAAGGTGGTAAAGATTACTCTGGTGTAAGTACAGAGGGTGGTTACTCTTGTTCTCTTGGTTCAATCATGGGTGGTTATGAAATATTTGAGAACGAAGCAGAATACGCAGTTAACTTCTTACTTCAAGGCCCTGGCATCACAGGTAGTCAAGCAGAATCACAAGCAAAAGCAAACAAATTAATTGCAATTGCAGAGGCAAGAAAAGATTGTTTAGCAGTCATCTCTCCAATTAGAGAAACAACTGTTAACGTAACAAGTGCAAAGACACAAACTGATAATGTTGTTCAGTTCTATGATCCTATCACATCATCATCATTTGCGGTATTTGATTCTGGTTATAAGTATCAGTTCGATAGATTTAATAATAAGTTCCAGTTTATGCCATTAAATGGTGATATTGCTGGACTGATGGCAAGAACATCTGAGGAACAGTTCCCTTGGTTCTCACCCGCTGGGCCTCAAAGAGGAAATATACTCAACACAGTAAAACTTGCATATAATCCTAATAAAGTTCAGAGAGACACTTTATACACCAAGAGAATCAACCCAGTGATATTCTCACCTGGCGGTGGATTCTTACTATTTGGTGATAAGACAGGATTAGCAATTGCATCTGCGTTTGATAGAATTAACGTTCGTCGTTTATTCTTGAACTTAGAGGCAAGAATTGAAATCGCTGCAAGAACACAACTCTTTGAATTTAACGATGATATTACGAGAGCAAACTTCCGTAACATTGTTGAACCATTCCTTCGTGGAGTTCAAGCGAAGAGAGGTATTACAGACTTCTTAGTTATTTGTGATGAAACAAACAACACACCTGATGTGATTGATGCGAATGAATTCAAGGCAGATATCTTTATCAAGCCTGCTCGTTCTATTAACTTCATCGGTCTTACATTCGTTGCGACAAGAACAGGAGTTAGCTTCTCTGAAGTCGCTGGTCGAGTTTAATTAAAGTCCTACTAAATAACCAAAGGAGTTAAACAAAAAAATGGCAATCAAACATAACGAAAGATCTATAGTTGATTTTAGATCCAGAATGAAAGGTGGTGGTGCAAGAAGTAACCTGTTTGAAGTTCAAATGACCTTCCCAAATTTTGCAGAAGCAAACACTGAAACACTTAATGATATTCCATTCCTAGTTAAAGCTGCTGAAATACCAGCTTCAACTATTGGAAATATTCTCAAGAAATATGAAATTATAATCAAAGCAATATCAATAAGTAATGCCTGGCATGCGTTATATCTAACAAAATATGGAACATTTGGATTTCTTACTAATCCA